GGCAGGCGTATGCGATGGCAGCGAAAGATGTTTTATGATTACCACAAGGAGTGTTTATGGGTGGTAAAGGTTCAGGTGGTGCAAACCGTAAACCTGTTGAACAGAAACTTAGAATTGGGAACCCCGGTGGTAGGGCTTTGCCTAAGGCTGATGTGATTGCTTTCCCTGTGCAGCAGGCCCCTGAACCGCATCGACCTTTGGGGAAGGTGGGTACTGAGTTGTGGGAACGGGTGTGGTTGGCTGCTGCTGCATGGTTGAAACCTCAGGCTGATGCTGAATCGGTGTTGCTTCTTTGTGAGGCATCGGATGAAAGAACATCGTTGAGGTATCGTGTTATGTCTGATCCTGATGCGTGGCGTGAACGCAAGGCGTTGAGGGATTTGGAGAAGCAGATTCAGTCAGCTTTGGGTGAGTTGGGTTTGAACCCGGTTGATCGTGCAAGGTTGGGTGTAGCAGAGATAAGGGAGAATGAGTTTGCCAAACTCCACGCAAAGATTGCGCAACGACGGAACCAAGCCCAAGCCTGATTGGTCGCCTAAATACTTCACTCCTGCTCTTAGCGCATTGTCTGATGGGGATGATCTGATTGCGTTTGCTGAGAACTATTGCACGGTAACTAAAGGGTTTCAGGCAGGTCAGCCTTTGACGTTTACTGATTGGCAGGCGTGGTTGTTACGTCGGATCTATGAGCGTACAGATGATGGGCGTTTGAGATATCGACGGGTTTATGTGGAGTTGCCACGTAAGAACGGTAAAAGCCTGTTGGGTTCCACGATTGCTTTGTATTCTTTGTTCGCAGGTGAACCCGGTGCAGAGGTGTATTCAGCTGCAGGTGACAGGCAGCAGGCACGGATCGTGTTTGGTGAAACTAAGGCACAGATTTTGTCTAACCCGTTGTTGGCTTCAGAATGCAAAGTGTATAGGGATGCTATTGAGGTTCCGTTGTTTGGTTCCGTGTACCGTGTCCTTTCATCTGATGGGAAATTGGCGCAGGGCTTGAATCCTTCAACGGTCATCTTTGACGAACTCCATGTGCAACCCAATGCAGAACTTTATGATGCTTTGACGTTGGGTTCAGGTAACAGGATTGAACCGTTGATGGTGGGGATTACCACACCGGGTTTTGATCTTGATTCTTTGTGTGGTGGCCTGTATCAGTATGGGAAGAAGGTCGCTGCAGGTGAGGTTGATGATCGGCAGTTTGGTTTCTTTTCATGGCAGGCTGATGATGATTGTGATGTGAACGATGAAGCCCAATGGCATCAGGCGAACCCTAATCTTGCTGAAGGTTTGCTTGATCTTGACGATATGAGATCATCGGTAAAGCAGTCATCAGAGACTTCCTTTAGAAGGTTCAGGTTGTCGCAATGGGTGCGTTCTCAGGAATCGTGGCTACCTGCCGGGAGTTGGGATCGTTGCACGGGTGAACAGAAGTTGATTGATGGGCAACCAACATGGGTTGGTGTCGATATGGCTTTGAAGCATGACTCTATTGCGATTGTTTCTGTTCAGAAGCAGGATGGCGTTTTGGTTATGCAATCAAAGATTTGGTTCCCTGATGGTGACAATGTTGATGTGGTTGAGGTAGAGAACTATTTGCGTGGCCTGCATCAACGGTACGATTTGCAAGAAGTGGCGTTCGACCCTGCCTTTTTTCAGCGTTCAGCTGAGGTGTTGCATGATGACGGGTTGCCTATGGTGGAGTTCCCCCAATCCGCTAATCGTATGGTGCCTGCCTGTGGGCAAGCCTACGAACTGATCGTTGGTGGCAAAGTGGTTCATGACGGTTCGCCATCGTTCACAGATCAAGTGTTATCGGCAGCGCAACGCATGACAGATAATGGGTGGCGTTTATCTAAAGGCAAATCCCGTCGCAAGATTGACGCTGCTATAGCAATGGTGATGGCGTTGGATCGGGCAACAACCCGTTCTGCACCTGAACTTGTACCTCAGTTCTTTAGTGTTTAGGAGACAATGTGAAGAAGATTAAAATGGAAGAAGCGTGTGAAGTGGCAGGGTTGGCTAGTTTGACCATCGGCTGTTTCGTGTGGGCGATACCTGTAGGCTTCATTGTGTTGGGGATTTCTTTGGTATCTTGGGGAGTCGCTGCAGGTCGCAAGAGGTAATTGATGCTTGATCGTTTATTCCCCACAAGTTCAGAGAATCGTGCTATCTCGTTTCAATCTATTTGGGGTGCAGGTGATTCTTATGCGGTGACCACCAACTCAGGAACGATTGTTACGCAAGAGAACGCAATGAAAATTGCAACCGTTTATGCGTGTGTGCGTTTGATCTCTGATTCCATTTCAACGTTGCCTGTAGGCGTTTTCCGTCGCATCAATGGTGAGCGTGTGCCTGTGTTCCCTAGACCTATATGGCTTGATTACCCTGAATCGGGGATGACCCGTACAGATCATTTCCAAGAAGTGTTGGTGTCAATGCTGTTGGATGGCAACGCTTTCATTCGTGTTATTCGTGACGATTCAGGTGTTGTAGGGCTTACCGTGTTGAACCCGTTGCGTGTTGATGTGAGCCGTGATGCTTCACGCAGAATCATCTACACCCTCAGAGATACGCAGGGTGCAGCAATCATGGCTGAAGATATGATTCACATTTCTGAGATGCGCCTACCGGGTGAACTTCGTGGGCGTTCCCGTATCGATCTTGTCAAGGAAACATTGGGCCTAGCAAAAGCCTTAGAAGAGTTTGCTGCACGGTTCTTTGGGCAAGGCTCAACCACATCAGGAATCATTGAGTTCCCCGGCAACCTGACCCGTGAACAAGCAAAGAATCTTGTTGATGGTTTTGAGGAAGGCCACAGAGGTTTGCGGAAAGCCCATCGACCCGGCATCCTTGCAGGTGGCGCAACTTTCACCAAAACGGGTGTTGATCCCGATGCAGCCCAAATGATTGAATCACGCAGAATGAGCATTGAGGAGATTGCACGAGTGTTCCGTGTACCGCCATCAATGTTGTCTGTGACTACGCCGGGCGCAATGTCGTACGCATCGGTTGAACAGAACGGTATTCATTTCGTTACCCATACTCTCAGGCCTTACATCGTGAAGTTGGAAGATGCTTATACAAGGCTTCTCCCTGAAGGCGTGTTCCTGAAGTTCAATGTTGATGGGCTTTTGCGTGGCGATAGTGCAGCAAGAGCTGCAACCTATTCCTCAGGTTTGCAGGCAGGTTACCTGTCGATCAATGATGTTCGCAGGTTGGAAGATTTTGCTGCCGTTGAAGGTGGGGATGTTTTCCGTGTTCCTTTGGCAAACGTGAATGTGGCTGCTGCCAATCTGACTGAAACTGAAACAAAGGTTTCTATGGCACAGAAGTTGATTCTCTCAGGCTTTGATCCTGCCTCTGTTCTATCTGCAATGGGTTTGCCTTCTATCGATCACACGGGTGTTCCTTCTACGCAACTGCAACCGTTGGTGACTCTTGACCCTGCTGATCCTCAGAGTGCGTACGAGGTCTAATTGTGACGATCAGCTCAGGTCAGACCTCTGTGGGTACTTCACCAACTTTGATTGATGGTTTAGAAGTGAACCCGTTTCGGTTGCATCTGCACAACAATGATAATACCGATGAGGTTTTTTTGGGTGGTTCTGCTGTCACTACAACAACAGGTTTGAAAATACTGAAACAAGATTCAATAGAACTGATCATTAATCCTTTAGAAGCGTTATATGCGGTTTCTAGCAAAACAGGTCACGTAGTTTCGTGGCTGAAGCAGACGGAGTAAAAAATGCCGTACTACATCAAACTAGGTGCTATCGGCTGTGATGGTTGGGCAACAATAAAAGAAGATGGTGAAGTTATTGGGTGCCATCAATCAAAGGCTGACGCTATAGCGCAGATGGTCGCTGTTTCTCTTGCTGAGGATATGGAACCCGGTGGGGAACGTGCGTTGCCTGACAACTACCGACCTGCTTTAGCAGAAGATGTACCTGATGGCAGGGCTTGTGGGAACTGTGTTTTCTACAATGAGGATCGACAGAATGATGATGGCACTAAAGCATGGTGTGAGAAGTGGGCTGATTTCGTGGATGGTGGCTACTACTGCAATGCGTGGCAACCCTATGAAGAAGAAGATGAAGATGATTTAAGTGGTTCATACAAGGATGATGAAGAAACCCGTGCAGTAGATTTGGGCGCACCTGAATACATGGTGGCTGCTGCCAAACGTGGGTTGCGTCTTTATGCCGATGGCGAAGCAGGTGCAGGGCTACAGGATTCGACAGTTCGTGATGCAAGGGCTATGGCACAAGGAACGATAAGTGAACCCAAATGGCGCAAGATCGGGCCTTGGATAGCACGACACATTGATGATCTAGATGCTGTGGATGCTGAAACACCAATCACACCGGGGTTGGTTGCTCACTTGCTGTGGGGTTCAGGCCCATCTAAGTCTGATGCGCTGAGAGCGCAACGATATGCAGAAGGTGTTGTGGAAAGATTGAATAGTGAACAAGACAGAAGTATGAACAAAACATTTCATATTTCTAGGCGTGAGGAGATTGAACAGATGAGAACGCAAACTGAGGAACCTACACAGGTTGAAACCCGACGGGTGACGGTACAAGAGTTTGAGTTACGTGCAGGTGAAACAGGCTCAATGAGTTTTCGTGGTTACGCTGCTGTATATAACTCCCCTAGTGAACCGTTGCCTTTTACAGAAACGATTGCGCCGGGTGCGTTTGATAAGACTCTTCGTGCAAGAAACAACGTGAAGATGTACCTGAACCATGATTCAACGCTTGTGTTGGCTTCAACCCGTGCCAAAACAATGAAACTCACTTCTGACTCTAAAGGCTTGCTAGTGGAATCTGATTTGCCTGATACGTCGTATGCACGGGATCTTGCTGTGCTGATGGAACGTGGCGATGTGGATTCAATGAGTTTCGGTTTCAGCGTTCCTAGTGGCGGTGATCGTTGGAGTCCTGACGGTATGACCCGTGAACTGAAGCAGATACGTTTGCATGAAGTGAGTGTGGTTACAGGGTTCCCTGCCTACTCTGCTACTTCAGCTGCTTTGCGTTCTTTAGATATGTTGGCTGATGCCACAGGTTTAGATGCGAACAAACTTGCTGAAGCATTAACAATGTTGGAGAACGGCAAAACCCTTTCAACCGATCATGCTGACCTGCTCGCAGAAACAGTGAACAAACTTCGTGCAGAACCACAACCAACAGAGGTTGCCGGGTCTCTAGCAATTAAACGCAAGCAGATTGATTTGTTACTTAATCGCATCTAGTCTTGTCCAATCGGATGTGAGGAACCTCTGTCGATGCTCGTGGTGTGCGGAACCGCTACCTCACAAAACTAAACCATCTATCCAATAGGAGAAACTATGTCGTACATCGACCGTCAAGTAGAACTCCGCAACCGTGCATGGGAAGAGGCTAAAGCCCTTCTTGATGTTGCGGAAGCAGAGAAGCGTGATTTAAGCGCAGAAGAAGAAGTTAAGTATGCTCGTATTAACGAGGATCTCGGAAAACGTGCTGAAGTAATTGCAAGCCTTCGTGCTGATGAAGAGCGTGAATTGCGTTTGTCAGAAGCAACCCGTGGCATTGAAGATCAGGTTCGACCTGTTGCAGGCAAATCTGTAAGCAATGATGCAGAGACAATCCGTAGCCTTGCTCGTGGAGAGATCCGTTCAGCAACATTTGAGAAGCGTGACGTAATCACGACTTCAACAGGCGCACCTGTACCAACGTCGTTCTACGATCAGATCGTTGAACACATGGTTCTTGTAGGCCCAATGTTGCAGACCTCTACAGTTATCAATACTGCAGGTGGCGAAGCATTGCAGATCCCACGCACCAACGCATACAGCACAGCAGCACTCACTGCACAATCGTCAGCATTCGCTGAATCAGATCCAACCTTCCAAGCCTTTACAACTTTGAACGCTTACAAGTACGGTTTCTTGATCCAAGTTTCTGCTGAAATGGTTGCCGATAGTGGCGTTGATCTTTTGGGCTTCCTTGCTCGTGAAGCAGGAATCGCAATCGGCGTTGCTGTAAACACGGCACTCACCACAGGTACTGACACCACAATGCCAAACGGTATTGCCGTTGCTGCAGGTTCAGGAGTAACAGGTTCAACAGCTGTCTCAGGTGCATTCACTGCAGACAACTTGATTGACCTTTCTTACAGCGTGAACTCAATGTACCGTCGTCAGCCCGGCACAGGTTGGATGTTGAACAACACCTCACTTGCTGCTGTACGCAAACTCAAAGACACCACCAATCAGTACCTCTTCCAACCATCGTTGCAGATGGGTCAGCCCGATATGCTTTTGGGCTTCCCAATCTTTGAGAACCCTGATGTGGTTTCTCCTGCAACTTCGGCTAAGAGCGTTCTGTTTGGTCACATGCCTTCGTACTACGTACGTCAGGCAGGCGGAATCAAGTTTGACCGTTCAGACGAATACGCATTTGCTAACGACCTGATCACCTTCCGTGCGTCAATCCGCATCGATGGCGATTTGCCACAAACGTCAGCAATCAAATACTTCGTTGGTGGGGCTTCCTAACTAACGAAAACAGATGTGGGTGTACTAGACAGCGCAGGGCTAGTACACCCACTCTTGCGCACTCCTGCCAATTAACTGCGGAAAAGGGATTATGGGTAATGCTCGTAAACATAAAAGGAACAATCGTGGAACTCCCGATACCGGAAGCACAACAACTTCTGAGGTTGGGTTACGCACAGGAACTAGAAACAGCAACAATGGAAACGGGAGACAGATTCTCTTCTACTCCAATGCGCCGTGGTCAGCAACAGGCTACGGGCAACAAACAGCGCAACTCTGCACAAGGCTCAAAGAAGCAGGGAACAATGTTGCCATCCACGCCAACTACGGATTAGAAGGCGCAACTACCGTTTGGAACGGTTTCACGGTTTACCCTAAAGGCAACTCTGTTTATTCTGATGATGTAATGGTTGCCCATTATCTGCATTGGGCGCACAGGGAACCCGATATCAAACCTTTGCTGATGACTCTTTACGATGTGTGGGTTTTCAAATCGCAATCGTTTGATGCTGTAGAACAGATCGTTTCGTGGGTTCCTATAGATCACACTCCTTGCCCCCCTGATGTGTTGGCGTGGTGCAATCGACCTAACGTGACCCCTGTAGCGATGAGCCTGTATGGGCAGAAGATGTTGCATCAGGCAGGTGTTGATGCTTTGTATGCCCCTCACGGTATTGAACGTGTGTTCAAACCTACGCCGGGTGGTAGGAAGATTTTGGAGATCCCTGAGGATCGGTTTGTTGTGATGATGACTGCAGCGAACAAAGGCGCAAGCCCACCACGTAAAGCATTTGCTGAGAACATTCTTGCATTTGGTGTTTTCTGTAAGAAGCATCCTGAAGCGTTGCTGTATTTGCATACAGAAAAACATGGGGTTCATGGCATCAATCTCATTGATTTATTGAAAGCGTGTGGGGTTCCTGAAGCCAACTATCAGTTCGTGGATCAGTACGCCTACCAAATGGGTATATCTCAGGAAGTGCTTGCATCGTTCTATACAGCTGCTGATGTGTTGTTGGCTGTGTCGATGGGTGAGGGTTTCGGTATTCCTGTTGTCGAGGCGCAAGCGTGTGGTACACGGGTGATTGTTTCTGATCAGACTGCTCAACCTGAACTTGTTGGGGATGGGTGGCTTGCCAAATCTCAACCGTTTTGGGATCACGCTCAGAGAGCGTTTTTCCATACACCTTTCACGGAATCTATTTTGGAATGCCTAGAGTCAGCGTGGGATGCACCCCGTACAACGTCGCAGGATGCGCTAAACCACGCAAAGCACTATCAGGCAGATGAAGTGTTTAGAAACCATTGGAAGCCGATTATGGGGCTTCTCAGTTGAGTGTGGCTTGGCTTACGCACCATCTCCCCGTTGAGGATACGGGTGGCGGTAGATGGTTGCCGGGCAAATATCGTGGTGGGGCAGAACTTTCAGATCAGGCCTACAGGGATTGCGCACCCCCGTGGATAGATATTGAATTGATACCTGCTGCCGAATGGGAACGGGCGTTGGCTCATGAACGCATCGTTATCACAGGCACAGACCTGCTAACAGAAGAAGCCATGTGCGTTCTTGCGGAACGGGAACCTATGGTTTTTATCCACCACGAACAAGACGAATCAGGTGGGCGTATGCAGTTGATCAACAACGCTGCCCCTTTTGTGTGCCATACCCCGGCGCATTTGGAAAGAGAACTGTTATGGACTCAACCCAAATGGACAGAGTTGGTGTTATCCCATTTCGACACAAGTGAATGCCACAACCGTGAGAAGCGTGAGTTTGCGCTGTGGGCTGCACGTATGCATCCGTTGAAGGGTTTGAATCAGGCTAAGTTTTGGGCTGCATCTGCAGGGTTTGATTTAGCGATTGCCTATCGTTCTAGTCGTGAAGAAGTATTGAACCTGATGAGTTTTGCTGAGGTGTTTGTTCATCTGCCGTTGAACTTTGAAAGTGAAGGCAGAGCTGTGATGGAAGCCGTGCTTTCAGGTTGCAGGGTTGTCACAAACAAAAATGTTGGGTTGATCAGCGTTGATGGATGGGATGACCCGTTTAGATTGAAAGATATGGTTGATGAAGCAGGCAACAAGTTTTGGGAAATGGTATGCCGGTAGCAATACTGATCCCGACATATCACCGGGCGCACAAGATTGCTGAGGTGACGTTGAACGCTTTAGATTCCACAGATCATGCCAACGTCTATTTCATTGTTGAGCCTGATGACCATGAATCCATTACTGCTGTTGTGGGTACGGTTGGGGCAAACCTAATATTGAATCGACGCAAGAACAACTATGCCGGGGCTATCAATACGGGTGTGATTGATACTGATGAACCGTATGTGTTTGCAGGTGCAGATGATTTGAACTTTCATCAAGGATGGTTTGAGGCTGCCGTAGCATTAATGAAGAAACCGATTGAGGTTGTTGGCACTAACGATCTAGGCAACCCCTCTGTGATGCGTGGGGAACACGCCACCCATTATCTTGTTTCCCGTAACTATGCGACACAAGGCGTAGCAGACAGGGAAGGCATCATGCTGCATGAGGGCTATGACCATAATTGGACAGATACAGAGTTTATTGAAACCGCTAAATGGCGTGGGCGTTTTGCCCCCTGTTTAGAAAGCAAAGTGGAACACCTGCACGTTGCGTGGGGTAAGGCTCGCATGGATGAGACATACACAAAAGGGTTCTCTAATGAGGGCATGGATGCACGTTTGTTTCAAGAAAGAAGTGAACTATGGACTACGCAATAACAGGTGGTGCAGGGTTCATTGGAACCCATGTTGCCCAAAGACTCATTGAACAAGGGCATAGCGTTCATGTGTTTTCTAGACGGCCACCAACAGATCCTTTCCGCAAACAGGTGTGGGATGAATGCGACACACGCACCATCCTCGACCTCACGAAACAAGTTCCCGATTTCTCACAGATGCACCGGGTTATTCATTTGGCTGCCGATATGGGTGGGGTGGGTTACTTCAGCAAAGAGGACTACTACCCTTACATCAACAACAGCAGGATTGATTTCAATGTGTTGCAGGCGATTGAGCGTTACAAGATTGATCGTTCCTTTGTGGCTTCATCTGCTTGTGCGTACCCTACGGAAGTGCAAACGATAGAAGGGTTTGCCCCCAAACTGCATGAAGGATTGTTGGAAACAGGCACACCTGATTTGATGTATGGGCGTGAAAAACTGATGTTGATACGGTTGGCTGAACGTCATCCGCTAGATGTACGGGTTGGGATACTTCATACCGTTTACGGTATAGGGCAAGAATCTGTTGGGCAGCGCATGAAGTTCCCCACAGCTGCAGCATCTAAAGCGTTACAGGCAATCAAAACGAAACGCATTGAGGTTTGGGGCAATGGCAAACAACTGCGTTCCTACCTGTATATCTCTGATGCGGTATCAAAGATTCTTGCTGTGCTAGAAGGCGAATACGATGGGCCTGTGAACATTGGTGCTGAAGGTGCTGTGACTTGTGATCAGGTTGTGGAGTTGTGCGCCAAACTTGCAGGTGTCGATTCTTATGAGATTGTGCATAACCCGGCAGAACCGTCAGGTGTATTGGGCAGGGATTGTGACAATCGCAAGTTCAACAACCTTTATGGCGATCTGCAGGAGTTGGGGTATTCTGAAGGTTACGGACTCTTGATTGATTGGTTGAGGCAAAATGGCAGTTACTAATGGGTATACCACGCTTGCAAGTGTGAAGGCTGCTTTGCGTATCACAGATTCAGTTGATGATGCACTCATTGAATCTTCTATCAACTCTGCTTCCCGTCTGATTGACGGCTATTGCAGTAGGGCTTTCTACAATCAGGGAACAGCAGTACGGTACTTTGCCCCACAGGATGATCTCTATTGTGAGGTTGATGACCTTGCAAGCACAGCAATCACTCTTGCTACTGATCCTCAGGCTGATGGCACATTTGAACTCACATGGGCTGTATCTGACTATCAGCTAGAACCGTTGAACGGAATCCTTGATGGGCAGCGATGGGCGTTCACACGGATCAGAGCAGCCATGAACTATCTGTTCCCTGTAACTAACGATCTTGCTTTAGTGAAAGTCACGGGTGTTTGGGGTTGGCCTGCCGTGCCTGCACCTGTGGAAACTGCTTGCATCATCCAATCCCAACGCATCTTCAAACGGTTTGACTCCCCATTGGGTGTTGCCGGGTTTGGGGACATGGGTGCTATTCGTGTGACTCGTGCGTTAGATGGCGATGTGGCACAACTTGTGGAACCGTTTAGGCGTATGAGGAACATGGCGTGACCGCAACTATCACACAGGTCAAGACAGGGTTGGCGACAAGGCTTGCCACCATCACGGGTTTACGCACCTACGCTTATCAACCTGATCAACTTAATGCGCCGATGGCGTACAGCAATCTCAACTCCATTACGTATCATCGTACGTTTGGCGGTATGACAGAACAAGAATATACAGTTACTGTCATTGTGGCTAGGGCTACAGAGCGCACAGCGGAATCATCAGTTGATGGATACACAGCGTATGACGGAACCACATCGGTGAGGGCTGCCATTGAAGCGGATCGTACTTTGGGTGGCGTAGTCGATGATCTCATTGTGGAGTCTGCCACAGGTATCCAATCAGTATCTGCAAACGATACCGAATACCTTTCAGTTGATTTCGTTGTAAGGGTGTATTCTTAGCGTCATGGAATATCGCATCATTGGTGAATTGAATGTTCACGATCTGCCCCCCGGCACAATCGTTGAAATTGACGATACATGGAATGTAGAGTTTCTGTTGGCGACGGGTCACCTAGAGCCTGTGAAATCTTCTGCGCAAAAAACTAAAACTATTGATCCGTCGGAATCAGGAGAATAAATTATGGCTAAGCAAGTTGCTACTAACGTCGTTGTAAAAATCGGTGGTGTGGATCTGAGTTCGTTTGTATCAAACGTCAGCCTGTCATCATCTGCAGATGCTATTGAAGTCACATCGTTTTCTAGTGCAGGCGCACGTGAACGAGTATCAGGTTTGAAAGATAACTCTGTAACTATCGACTTCATGCAAGACTTTGCAGCATCAGCTGTAGAACAAACCGTGTACCCTCTCATCGGTTCAACCGCTGTGGCATTTGAAATCTTGCCAAACGGTACTGCCGTTGGTACTGCGAATCCAAAATACACAGGTTCGTTGATTGTTACCGATTGGACTCCTGTTGCCGGTGCTGTAGGCGAACTGCTTACCGCTTCTGTTACATGGCCAATCACGGGTGCAATCACTAAAGCAACCGCATAATTTCATTTCACTACCTGCGAGGAATCTAACGTGAGACAACAAATTGAAGTAACTTTCCTGTCAGGGCAGACCGTGAGCATGATTGCGGTTTACCCTGACTTTGTTGCGTTTGAAGAGAAGTTTCAGACACACCCAATCGTTTTGACTATGGATGATTTCCGTATGACTCATCAAGGTTATTTGGCGTGGGCTTGTCAGCGACGTGAAAAGAAAACTGAACTCTCATGGGAAGAGTGGATCAACACGGTTGAATCTGTGAAGTACACAGATGATGAGGATGTTGATCTAGTCCCTTTGGAGAATCCTCAGCGCATTGGTTGATTGCACGACTAAGCGTTGAGTCAGGTATTGCCCCATCAGTTCTTCTGCAAGAATCATCTAGAATGATTTGGACAATGAATGCCTACCTGCGGTGGCGACGTATTCACGAAGGTAGATAAACATGGCAAGTACCACCCACAAGATGACCACTTATGATCTAGGTGCGTTGATTCGTGGTGTTGGCAATGCTGCTCAGGAGTCACAAAAGAAGGCTGTGTTCAATGCTGCTATGCACATGAAGAATGTGATTGAGGCAGAACGCAACAAGGCTTTGAAAGGCAAAGATTACTTCTCTGCCATGAACAACCGCAAAACCAAATCAGGGAAGTTCACCGGGGTTCGACCACAGAACAACAGGCTTCTTGTGTCGTTCAACGTGAAGGGTGAGTATCACCCAACCGCATTGTTGGTTGCTAAAGGGCCGTGGGGATTGTTAGAGCATGGTGCAGTCGCTCACGATATCAACGCAAAGTTACCGACGATCAGCGCAAGAGGCGCAACGGATACACGGAAACGCAAGATTGCACAACGAAGGTTAGATATTGCTTTTGGTGCTTCGGGTACGTTTAGTGGGGCTAGACCTTTGGGTAATGCTCGTAAAGGCTTTGGGCCTGTTTATCGTGTGCGCAAGCACCCCGGCACAAAAGGCAGGCGCACATTCAGCAAGGCTGTTGATATGGCTACACCTAAAGCCACAGAGATTGCTACCTCTTTGATTCAAACTAATATCATCAGACATTTGCGTACTCAGTTTGGTTCCACGATTTATCTCACGGGTGATACAGGTTCTTTCAGAGAGTTGGTTGGCTAATGGCAACAGTTTCACAGCGTTTAGCGTTCCTCATATCAGCTAATGCTGATCAGGCAATTAAGGCATTTGATAAGACTGCTAATGCTGCTGAAAAGCAGATGGGCAAAGCCAACAAGAGCATCGACAAAGTTGGCGCAAGCATGACGAAGTTTGGTGCTGCAGGTTTGGCTGCTGCAGGAACTTTGGGTGCAGGTTTATTCAAGTTGGCTCAGGGTGCTATTGACGATCAGAAAGCACAAGCCCTACTTGCGCAACAAATGAAAACAACTACCGGGGCAACTAATGCTCAGGTGGCTGCTGTTGAGGATCTGATAGATCAAACCGCTAGGGCTACAGGCGTGGTCGATGACGATTTGAGGCCTGCCTTTGCGACTTTGCTCAGAGCGACAAAGGATGTCACTCAGTCACAAGGTTTGCTACAGACCGCATTGAACATTAGTGCCGGGACAGGTAAAGATTTGTCTGCTGTCACACAGGCATTGAGTCGTGCAGCGACAGGAAATGTGACTGCACTTACAAGGCTTGGTGTGCCACTTGATGCGAACGCAAAGAAAACTAAAGACTTTGATGCCATCATAGGTAGTTTGAATAAGACGTTTGCAGGTGCTGCTGCTACAGCTGCTGATACGTATGCAGGCAAACTTGCTCGTACAAAGGTGGCGTTGTCTGAAGCAGGTGAAGAAATCGGTATGGCGTTCATTCCTGTTGTGGAGATGGGTGCAAACATTGTCACGAAATCTGTGGGTGCGTTTGACAAACTGAATAGTGCTACAGGTAACGCTGCAGGCAAACTTGCTTCGTATGGAACTGTTGCTTTGGGGGCTATCTCAACTATCAGTTTGTTGGGTGGGCAAGCAATCAAGACCCGTGACCGTTTTACTTCTTTGGGTGAAGATGGCACTAGGTCGTTGAACAATTTTGGGAAGGCTGCTGTTGGTGCAGGTGTTGCGCTAACTGCTATTGCTGCCACAGATATTGCTTTCAATGCGATCAACAACATCACTAATGCTTCAGGCAAGGCAACCGACAAACTGAAAGAGTTGAACATTGCGTTGTCTAAAACTTCTACTGAGGATGCTGTTAGGGCCTTCCGTGAACTTGTTAAGAAGGAAAGTGAAGTGTTGCGGTTTGGCAACATCATTTCCGATTGGGGCAAGAAGATTGTTATTGCAGGTGGCGAAGGTAGCAAAACGATTGAGGACATTGATCGATCCTTCAAGAAGTTGTTGCAGGAATCAGGGCCTCAGGCAGCGCAAGCGTTGATTGATGCGTTGAAGGCACAAACCGCAGAACTAGATGTGAACGGTAACCAATACAAAGACAACACGATGTTGGTTGAACGGTTCCAAAAGAAACTTGATTTAACAACAGGTTCAACTAAGGCTTTAACTGAGATCACCAATGTGAATACTAAAGCAGGGCAGGCTAGTGCGGAACAGTACAAAGCGTTGAGTGGTGTTTTGACTCAGTTGGCTTTGGATGCTCGTGCTGCTGAAGTGAAACGGGTTGCTGAGGAACAGGAAAAGTTTGCTGAGGCTACTAGGAAATCTGAAGCTGCTAATGAGGCGTTCAAGAATAAGGTGATGGATGCTGCTAAGGCTTTGAAAGAGAAGTTGAATGTGGCGTTGAAGGCTGCAGAGGAGAACGCTAAGAACGCTAAAGCAGAGTTTGATGCTTACGCTAAATCGATTGCTGATGCCGTTATGGGAACAATCAATTTGGGGAACGCACAAGCCACAGCGAACACGAATAGTGAAAAGGTTTCTGAGGCACAGAAGAAGGTTGCTGAAACTTTGACAGCAATGAACCTTGCCCGTGCTAGTGGCGATACAGAGAAGATTGCTGAAGCAACTAAAGCATGGAGTGACGCAACTAAGGATTTGGCTACAGCACAGAAAGCCCCACAGACTTTCATGGAAGTTCTTAAAGGGCAGGCTGCTGACGCTAAGAAGTTTGGTGAGAACCTTTTGAGCCTGAGGGGTTTGGGGTTAGAGCAGGCAGCGTTTGATCAGATTGCCGGGGCAGGTGCTGAGGCAGGTAATCAGATTGCTGTAGGGATTCTCACGGGTGCTGACCCTAAGGGCAAGGTTGATGAGATCAATAAGTTGATTGCAGGCACGAAGGTTGTTGCTGATCTTGTTGGGCAGGGTGCTGCAGAAGAATACAAGAAGAATGGCGTGGTTCTTGCTAATGCTTTGGTGGAAGGTATCAGGCAGACTGTTGCTAAGTACGAACTGAAACTGAATTGGAAGAACCTGAAGAACCTGAAGAAGCCGATCAAATCTATAGCGGATTTTGCTTCTGCGTTTGGGGACAACATCACAGCACAGTTTGGTTTGGCAAATGTCGAAGCACCTGCGATGGCTGATGGCGGTATTGTGAACCCACGTACGGGTGGCACAATGGTACGTGTTGGTGAAGCAGGTAAGAGTGAAGCAATCGTGCCGTTACCGGCAGGGGGTTTGGGTGGGTCTATAACGATCAATGTGAATGCAGGTTTGGGGGCTGATGGTTCTAAGATTGGTCAGTTAATTGTTGATGAGTTGCAGGCGTATCAACGTCGTGTTGGTGCGTTACCTTTGAAAGTGAGTGCATAAATGGCTTCTTCGTTTCCCGGTGCTATAGATAGTTTCACTGATCCGTTGTCGGGTTCAGCATTGAACTCTCCTTCTCATTCTGCTCAACACGCTGATTTGAATGATGCTGCAGAGAAGATTGAAACCTACATGGGGCTTGTCAAAGTAATCCCTACGGCTGTGTCTAACGGAACTTTAAGTGCGACGGGAACTGTCACGATTGGTTCTGCAGTTTCAACCGTGACTGTGACGAATGCATTTAGTGCTTTGTATGACAACTATAAAATACTCATTCAAAACACAAATTGCAGTACTTTGTGCGCAGTACGTTTGCAATTAAGCAGTAGTACAGGTTCAACATATTCAACAGCCAATATGAACATTCCTTACTCTTCAGCAACAATAACAACAGAGGTTGCTTCTAACACAACTCTTTGGTCAATAGGGACAGGGCAAGGTTTAACATCCGTAACGCTTGATTTGATTAGTCCGTTTCTTGCTACTGATTCGCAAGTAATGGCACAAAGCGCAACAGATACTTTTGTTAGTTGGCGTTCGGGCAGAGATTCAGCAGATATCTCTAACGCTACTTTTATTCTTTCTTTAACAGGTGGAACAATGACTGGTGGCACGATTCGTGTTTATGGTTACAGGAACTAAATGAGTATTGCTACTTATGATCTTGCGTCACTAACGTATGACAGCGCAACAACCGATTATGACGGTGGTGGTCTAGGTCTATCCAATATGCCTGTGGTGGGCGTGTTCATCTCGTTTACTGACGGGCCTTATGTTGTTGATCCTAATTGGGTTGAGGTGACACAGTATGTGCGTGATATCAATGTGAAGCGTGGGCGTGGCAACGATTTGCAACAGTTCCCTTCAGGTTCAGCTACTCTTACGTTAGATAACAGGGCAAGGTTGTTCGACCCGTTTAACACGGCAGGCACGTACTACGGGAACTTGTTACCACGCAGACAAATCAAGATCGTGGGGCAATGGGCAGGTGTCACGTACCCAATCTTTCGTGGGTTCATTGCCGGGTGGCCTGTTGGATACAGCGATGGTGGCAAGGATTCAACAGTACAGATTGATTGCTTTGATCTGATCGGGTTGATGGCTGCAGAAGCGGTTCAAGGCAACAGGCTAATGCGATCTATGCAATCTTTTAACCCGGCATTTTTCTTTCCATTTGACGAATCATTCCCTGTTTCTGAAACCGTTAATGCTGCTGGTCAAGTAACGAATCGTGTTGTTTCTTTTAGCAACATAGGTTCAGATGAAAGAGACATTTATAGTAACGAAACGCCGTCGTTTGGAAACTCGGTAACACTTGTACCTTCAATAATACCTGCTGTTGAAACACAAGCCATATCTCTAACAGGTAGTGGTCAATTAGAAACTAATTCAGAGCGTATTTCTACAGCAAGCGCAACAAGAAAATTTACTGTCATGTTTTGGTATGCTCCTGATGCTCAATATGGCAACACTAGAATGGTTCACGCGACTTCAAGCGCAGGTGGATCAAGACAGTCTCAAACCACCTTACAATCGGTAACTAATAATATGCGTGTTGTTGTAGGAAGTGCGCAGTCGACAGGTGCTACTGCTATGCCATTTGGCGAACCTCACATGGTTGCGTGGACAAACAGCGATGATGGTTCAATACAAGTTTATATTGACGGTGTTGATGTTTCTTCGTCAATAACTATTTCATTGGTAAACGATTTTACTTTTCCGTTAAGTTACATTCAATTTTCTGCTGGATCTTCAACAGTTCAAGTCCAAAGGTTTCAGTATTATGCCTGCTATTACGACAAACTTACTGCAAATCAAATTGCGGAGATATACAATTTAAGTAAATCATCAAAAAT